TTCTTCCACACTTACAAAATACATACAATTAGAATCTATTCTTGCTTTTATAGTACCCGCAATCTTGTTGGTCACTTGATTGTAGGTATCTATCCATAGGTAGGGCTCGTTTATCTGCCCCCCCCCGAATCATCTTTTCAAGACGAACACCTCCTGTCTTCTCTCTACTCATAATGTCCTATCTCAATAACCCCCATCCTCGGAAAATGGGCAACAGTCACCATATTGGCAAACGACGCATATTCGTAGGTCGCCGTGATTGCAGGACAGCACCCGTCCTTTGTCTTTGGGGTAGGTAATTTTTCTTCGCATATCCACTTACGGGGGGGGGTAAATTTGTTAATACTCATATTCTATTATCTTTGGCTCGACACCTGAATGTTTGCCGACACAGATACAGGGAGCAATGCCGTTAGGATCGTACACCATGCCGTTCTGTCTTGATTTCCATATCTGACCCACAGTCCTGCAGGACAAAAACTGCTGTTGCTCCGTACCCCCCCCTCTAACGAAGTTGGCAAGGCTCACCTTGTTATAGTTAGCCTTTATCGTCCTGCTCGTTCCATCCGATTCTGGATTGAAAGGTATCTGTTCCATATTCTATAATCTTTGGTTCATTCCCGTGTCCTGCCGTGTGACACGGGCTAAGACCATCCCTGCTTACTACTACACCATCCTGTGATGTGTTTACTCTTCCGACTTGACAAACGTATCGTCCACTCTCTGCGAAGGCTGTACCCCTCCCATCGGTTGGCTTAAAGTTATGTCCGTGACTCTTATCCTCATCGACTCTGTTAAAATACTCCAGCATCTTGTCTGATAAATAGTATTTCTCGTCAACCTTATCCTCCAGGACATCTTTCAGTTTCTTCTCTAACGGGAATGGTTCTGGGAAGTAGTAACGGGCACCACCCGCCAAAGCCTCTAACTCTTCTGCATAGATGCTTACAAGAAAGATTCTCTCTCGGTTCTGCGGCACGCCATAATCTTTAGCGTTCAGCACTTTTGCAAAGTTCACATAACCAAACTTCTCGAGTTCAGACTGCCATAAATTGAACATCGGTAGGAATTTCTTGCTGACCATTGCCTTGACGTTCTCCAGACACAAGAACTTCGGGCGTTTCACCCTCACCGCATCACGGACATTCCAGATAATTGAGGAACGTGTACCGCTACCCTCAGCAAAGCCATGCTGGAGACCAGCCGCTGAAATTGACTGACAGGGGGTGCTGTAAAAGAGCAGGTCGAAATCCTCTACTTTTTTCCAGTCAATCTTTGTCATATCACCAAGATTCCTGTCTGCCCATTGCGGAAAGAGTGCCTTATGAGCAATTACCGCAGGTTGTTTTTCTAACGGTGCTTTGCTCTCGGGGTCAAACTCTGCCCATGCCACTAACTCATAGTCAAAATCGGGATAAGCATCTTTCAGTCTGTTAAGAGCGAGACATTGACTGTCATACCCACTGCACAAAGTTACTACCCTCAAAGGTTTTTGTTTTGTATATTCCATATTTTCTGTATTTTGATGTTTCAGCCTTATGTTTCTCTTTTTATCGCCTTTCCACATACAAGACACTGCGAGATTTTTGGCTCCTTAATGTCTTTACATATCCCCAAATAGCATAAAAAATATCTGAAAGATGCGTTTCCTCTTCCATAATATGCCTTATCAACTTTTCTGTTGCTGCACTTACCAAATTTTCAGCACGGTCTTGCAACATACCATACCTTATCTTGACCTTAGAAATTAAGTCTTCTTGTATAGAAAAGATATATTCCACAACAGGAGTTATATCAAATGTCTTATAATACTCCAGCATAATTTGACTTTCGTGTATCTTTCGCTCTAACATCTTCACTCTCAGATTTACAGCCTTTCTGTTACTCTTTTCAAAATTATTATTAGTAATGTCTTTGCGGTGATGAAGACAAGGCTCACCATTTTCTATTGTCACCACAAGCGATGCGGGTATAAGGCTATAATCAATACCCTTATGTACGGCATATAACAAACGAGGAAAAGACATTAATCGACTGCCGATGCCTTTCTTTTGTAGGCTTACACTCGGTATGTTATGGCTCTTAAATATCTTTAATTTGCGTGCTCTGCTACAGCGTGCGCTCCATACTTCATTAGTGGAAAGATCAACAAAGTACCCAGGAAACCCCTTTATCTCAACGGCACTATCAGGTAAATTGTCTTTAGGTCTTTTTTCCGTGCTATTAAGGAACGCAAGACATCTGTTAATGTCACCACTACGCAAGCGGACGCTTCGACCATTCACTTGTTTTTTTGCACACCAACGCCCACGAATATATTGCTTTCCCGCTTTTCTACCGCGGCTTCCTACTTCCCAAAACAGACTTCCCTTGCTCATGATTTTCTGATTATCTTCTTTACTCTGCTGTAGTTGTCACTCTTGCAGGCACCATCGCTGTTGTCGTAGTAACGTACCTGTACCCTCGCGCCGTCGTAAGCCTCAACGTTGATAACGCTGTCGTGGCGCACATATACCGTTACAGCCTTCAAGCCGTTCACCCATAACGTACCGGTACACTTGCCAAGGAACACATAGTAGCCGTTCTTGGCATCCTCAATAGCCACCTTTTCGTCAAGATAGATATTATGCCTATGCAAGTCCTCCTTATTGAAAGCAACTTTTATAAAGTCATAATCAAACCATTCCTGTTTCAACGAAAAGTCAATACCCTTTATATACAGTTCAAGTAACTCGTCTTTTGTAAGAACCTTGTTCCACTTGTTATTCTGCCAATCTTCACAAAGACCAGCCTTTATCGCTTTTGTGCGAAGTATTGTGTTTATATCCTTAATATCCATATCAGAATAATTTATATTGATTATCTACAACCTGTGTATCTGTTTGGTATTTCCAAACATATCCCTTATGACTCCTTCTCTCTCCTTTTACACATTGTGCTACATGACTCAAATTAAAACCTTCTCTGTGTGCATCGCTGATTGAGTCAAAATATATTCTTGTACCATCAGTAACAGATATTCCAATAATAGGGATTGACTCTGGGTTGTTACGACCAAACTTTCCTTTCATCGGTGGAACATAGCTATCTTTTTTATGCTTTAACGACAAAGGGTTGTTTGCATTTTCCTTTTTTGTAACCCAACGTAAGTTACATACACGATTATCGGTGCGTATAGTATTTATGTGGTCAATTTCTGGCTTATTTTCTTTGTTTGGTATAAATGCCATTGCAACCAAACGGCTTACAAGAAATGTTTTTGTTTTCCCTTCATAACATAAAGTAACACCTAAATACCCTTTTCTAATAGCACATTTTAATATCCTTTCACGGTACTTCATAAAACCGCAACGGCCAGAAGCCCTTACCTTTTCGTCTGTTTTAACCCTTCCATAGTTGCTCACAGAATAAACGTTTCCATATCCATCTATGCGTCTCCATTGCTCACCGTCAAAATTTTTAAGCGAGTACCAACGAGCATCTTTGAACGTGTAGTTTTCTATATCCTCAGTCCACTTCTCGCACAGCGGAGTCGGCTGACTGCAAGCCAACTCACGTAACACTATACTCAATTCTTTGTCTGTCATATTCTCTTCTTAAAATGTTCCTTACAAGCCCTCTGTGAGAGCAAAACACAAAACTCCTCATACTGACACCTCCCCATCGTTGGTTTCCTGCCGTAAACCGACAAGGTGTGAGGCTTTGTGACCGGCTCACACTCGGCACACTCACCACAAGTATGCTGCTCTACAGGATGATTAACCGTATTCTTCGCCATCACTCAAACAAAACAGGCTCCTTGCTGTTACGTTCCTCTATACCGCCAACTTCTACCAAAGTGAACTCAATGCGAGGGGTGTTCTTGTCTATGAACTTGTTGGCGACAATCTTCACGCAGTTACGATCGTTCTTAATGGCTTTACAGCCTTGCAGACAATCAAGTAATCCTTTGAGGGAATTATCCAAATCGGGCTGGTTGCTTTGGAAATACACATCAGCATACAATTCAAAAAAGCCTTGTATATTCCTATTTCTATAAGAGCACTGAAGAAAGAACTTTTCCTCAAACTCTTTCATCGCCTTTGTCTTAGCCAGACTTCCATGCCCGTGCAAAGTGATAATCCTATATTGGTTTGACTTTGACGGCACACTGCCATATACTACTGCTTTATGTTCCATATATTTGCTTTTTCGTAAATTAAATAAAATTCAACATTTGGATAACGTTCTCTAAAACATAGTTAATTGCCGTTGTTCGGTGTCGATGCGCTTGCAAGCCATATCGTAGTAGTCCTTGCTCAGTTCAAAACCGACGAAATGCCTATTGCTCTGAATGGCTGCTATTGCCGTTGTGCCGCTGCCCATGTAAGGGTCAAGAATAATGTCACCCGTTTGCGAACTATTCTCTATGAGCGTCTTAATGATTGACACAGGTTTCGGTGTCGGGTGTCCCCATGCTCTTTTGTCTTCCGTATTGGTTGGAGTGATGAAGTATTTGCGCTTGGTTTCATACGTTCCGTATAGGTTGGCACCATTGCGCATAAATACGATATACTCCGTATCGCTCAGATACTTGTTGTTACACGTCGGAACGGGATTTGTCTTGTGCCATGTCAGCAAGTCGTACTTCAACTTGTGGTTAAGTGCAAAGCCCAACAACTGCGGCAACTGGTCTTTCGAGCAGAAGATATACATGTTAGGATGCTTGCAGACGCGCAGGCATTCCTCCAACACTTCGTTGCTCACACCGCTTTGCAGGTGGTCGATGCCTTGATGATAGTCGCGGCTTTTCTTGCCGAAAGCACTACCGCTTTTCTCGTTATGCTGCTGCAACTCGTAAGGAGGGTCGGCAATAATAAGCGACACTGCGCCGCTTTCTATCTGTCGCATACCCTCCAGGCAATCCATATTATAAACACGGTCTATTGTCATGGCTCAAAACCTGGAATAATCATATATTGGTCGATGTGATTCAGTGGGCAATGGTCGTATTCCGTTCCGCCGCTGATAATCTCATCTTCATCTTCGCATACCATTCCGACCGCAGGCTCATAGATTTCTCCACTATAAAAGAGTAATGGCAGTCCGCGAGGTATTCGTTTGAAGTCGGTCAGCCATACTCCAACAGGCAGCGAATCTTCTTGCTTGTCACAGGTGGAGTTGATGCGCTCAGTGCGCTCTTGGGTGATTTTTTCCTTGCTCATAGTTGCTAAAATAATGTGAGTTGTTGTTGCTCGTTTTTCACTCTTTCAACCGATTTTTTCCAATAGGTTTCATCTTTCTCAAAGCAGATAAAATGCCTTTTTTCTTTTATGCACGCTATTGCAGTTGTACCGCTTCCAGAACAGTTGTCAAGCACGGTGTCGCCCTCGTTGGTGTAGGTCAGAATGAGGTAGCGCAACAGGTCAACGGGCTTTTGGGTGGGATGGAATCGTTTGTTTACGTCATGCTCTCTTTCAATTTCGATAACTGAAAGTGGGAACTTTTCGTCTGTAATTACCTCAGAACATGCCCATGGGTCGAACTTGCCATAGCATCCGTTTTTCAGTTTGCCGCCGCCATGTCCGCGTGTGTGATTAGGGAAACCTTTGCGCATTTGCGGATTGTATGTCGGCAATTTGTCGTAGAAAATTACGATGTCTTCATGGTTACGCAACGGCATTCGGTTAGCATTAAGAAAACCGCTTGCCCTATCGCCTTTCTTCCATATCAGATTATATCGCCACATCTTCCGATTGCTCTGCATGAGGTCAGCCGTGAACATTCCTTGAGCAAATAGCACGATGGGCGCAGTCGGCTTGGTGATGCGTCGGTATTGCTCCCATAATAGGTCGAGAGGTATCACGCTATCCCATGATCCGCCCTCGCTCTGGCTGTTCAGTACACCATACGGCAAATCGCAAATCACGGCATCGACTGACCCGTCGGGAATGGCTTTCATCCCCTCCAGGCAGTCCATGTTGTAGATGCGGTCAAGTTCAATTTGCATACTTCCGTATATTACTGGTTCCATATATTACTTTTTCTCAATTTAAATCCAATTTGCTAAATGTTTTTTCTTATCGTGTTCTCTCAATCTTCTTTTAGCCTCCTTTATTTCTTTTGCAATCTCCTGTTTTGCTTTCGTTTGCTTCGTTTTGCTTCGTTTTGCTTTTGTATGCTTCGTTTTGGTTTTGCTTATACATTCTTTCAATTTTTCTATAAACCTACCATCTAAAACATCTTTTGATTTAATTCGGACAGTTGTTATGCCTATCCCTGCAAAATCGGCATCCCTCAGTTTATCTTCTTCACGTCTATTTTTATGATAACTACCATCTATCTCAATAGCCATATTTTTTCTTGGTACGAAAAAATCAAGAAAGTACGAGCGTCTTTTAATCATAAAAAACACCTGCTCACATGTATCTGGAAATATCTTTTTTAATTCTTCCCCAGCAATAATTTCTGATTTGTTTCTCTTTAAGAGTAACTTTATTGTATTACCGCTTACCCATTCTGCAAACTCTTCTGATAGTAATGTATAGTCTTTTACATTACAATTCTTCAAAAATAGATTTTGCAAACTTGTATAAACGTCTTTTTTCATTGTTTTGTATTTGCTAATTATATAAAAGGCGAAACCCCGCAAAAGGTGATGGACTTCCGCAGGGTTTCTATAGAGTGCTTTTACAAGCGAATCTTCTGAAGATTTATGCTTTCGCCATCACACGATTGCGAGGGCAAAATTACTTGTATTTTAGTAAACTTACAAGAAAACCACTAAAATTTTATGATTTATTCACTAAAATACAAGTATATGCAAACTTTACTTAAACTCTATCAACATGGCTATACACCACCAGACAGCAGCAGTTCAGATGAAACGGTGGCACATGGCTGTCGTCAGTGAGGTAGAAGAAAGTGCCTGTCTGTGTGTCACACACCTCGCACGGATAGCTCGACCCACGGACAATATAATAGCCGACTGCGCCCCTTGACCTCGCATCCTCGAAGCCCCAGTACATCCAAGCATCACCTATGGCATACACCAGCATTCTGTCTAATGCGGCAAGGCTGGATATTATCTCACCTTTACCGTAGTGAGGCTCCTTAAAATCAAAATCCCCCGCAATCTCACCACGTTTTTGCTTCTCTCTCGCTGCCACAAGCACCTCATTCTTCCATGGGTCACGAAGGTTAGCCTTGATACTCGATAACAATGTCTGATAGTTCAGCCTCATGGCGACACCTGCCAAGTACACTGCATACACCTCATTGTAAAAGGTATCTACACGCTTGCGGACACGACCTGCCAGCGTATCACCATGACGCTCACCGTTCATATACAGAAGTATCATGTCCTTACGGTCATGCTCATCACAGGCAAGCAGCTCCACATCGGCAAGCAGCTGACTTACAAGGTCGCTTAGAAGCAACTCTATATCGTTCTCCGTAGCCTTCCCGAATAAAGCGGTCAGCAGATAGCCTGCATACATCACAAGCAGCCTCTCCGCATCAGAAGACATACTGCGCTCATTGGCAAGGCGCAAGCGAAGAAACTCCTTCGCCTGCTCCAATTCCTCTTCCGTATAACTCATTCCTTATCAAGTTTTTCCAGTTCCTCCTTAACCTCTTCCGTTTCAGCAACCTCTTTCAGTGCTGCCTCTTCCTGTTCTGGTGTCGGTGCTGCCTCACCTGATACAGACTGTTCGTAATCGTTCTGTTCGTGAACCAGCTTCACAACACCCTCCATGAAAGGCATCGTCTGACGTTTGCTCAAAGAGACAAGGTCGTGAGGGTAGGTAGTTACCGAGAAGAACACCGTAATAAGCGAATGGATATATTCACGGACATTCTCGCTCTCAACACCCTCTTTTATCAGGTTCATCATCATGGCGAACATCATTGTGTCTTCACGCCAACGTACCTGCCAGTTGTTTGCTACTGCCTTACATACCAAGCAACGACCTGTTGCACTCTTTTCAATACCAAGCAGGAAATTACCAACCTGCAACCATTTGTTTTCATTTTTCTTGCCCATAATGTCACTTTTTTGTGTTTAAATCATTTTATTTGTGTTTAATTCACTTTGTTGCGTTTTCGTAAATCTCACGCTCTCTTTCGTCAGGAATATCATCCCTGCTGGCAAAGAAACCCTTACCTCCCTTACTAAACATACCCTGCCTGCGATACTTGCTCCACTTGCTGAGGTCATAGCCTGCTTTCAGTGCCATTTCGTAAACCTCATCGTCACTCGTCTCGTCGGGCACCACGATAATGCTGTTGTCTATCTGCTCAAAATCACTGCCGTACTTCCTATAAGGCAGATGGTTGTATTCCATACGCTGATTGAACATATTACGGAGGTACTTCAATTCAAGCAATATGCGCGAATTGATTTCCTTCTCTTCGTCGGTAGCTATGATACGCTTCTCACGCATCACACGACAGCATGACTTCACATCGTATATCAACTTCTCGCGATAAGCCTTGGTGTAAGGGTCAAACAATCCCTCATGGCATAGCCTCCTGACAACAGCCAGACTGATACCCGAATAGGAAGCCAATGACTGCTGAGAAGTTACCCATGCCGTGCCGTCAACCCACATAAGAGTGACTTTCGGTCTGTCATCTTTCGCCTTGCGGAGTTTCGCGCTCTCTCTCTTTAAGGTGTTGACGGTTATCTCACCATAAACAGCAAACTTGTTACCATCTGCAAAACGTTTCTTCTGATACCCGCCTTCCGTCTCTAAGGCGTAGGCAAACCCCTTTTTACCAATAGTCTCTATCCCCTGAGCACGACACCAACGCTCATAGCCCGAATGGAGGGTGGTGAGTTTGACCCAGTTCAAAGGCAGTATATCCACACCCTCCAGCCTTGGACGGTAACCCATCTTGTTCATGTATTTAAGAGGAAAACAGAAATCACCATCCACATCTTTCAGGAATCTGTCAGCATTAATATCATCGGGCAGCTTATACCCCTTCTCTATAAATTTATCCCGACCCTCCAATATCCAGTTAAGGATTCCAGGATATTCCTCCACAAGCTCATCATTCAGTGTCCTGTTCTGTTTCTCTACGGGAATCGTTACCTCAAAAGGAATGACATAGATACGTCTTACAAGGGCATCGTCTTTCTTATTGAAGAATGGTATCTGATTGGCGTTAGCCATCAGCAGGGGCAGGTTCATGGCATCAAAGCCGATACCATAACGGAAACGGGCAGGAACCTTCTCACCGCTGACGATAGCCTTCAGACGGGCTGATTTCTTATAGAAGTCGGTGGTCTCCATCTCAGTACAGTAGTTAAGCCGCTTTCCGTTGATAAGGGCAACGCTCTCGTCACCGTCAACGCCGCGTGAACACAGTCTGCCGATGTCCTGAGTGCCTACACAGTTTTCCCCGAGAACACCGCAGACAGCCTTCTGTATAACACTCTTGCCGTTAGCACCCTTGCCAAGAAGAATGATGATATTCTCAATCTTAACCTTATGTCTGTCAATGAACGTGGCACCAAGGAACATCTGTAAAACTTCCTGCAGGTACTTATCCGGCAATACTTGATTCAGGAACTGATACCATAGAAATGTTTTTGCATTAGGGTTATAGTCGTAGTCAACACTCCACATCTGAATATATTTCTTGTTGAATGTCCTATGAAACTCCCCCTTGTCAACCTCAAGAACACCATTCCTGAAAACCATGATATTGCTGTCTGCAGAAAGAGGATGCGAATACACAGAATTGATACAGTCATCGTAAATATCTCCCAGCTTTGCCAAATCAGCGTCTGGAAGTTCTATGCGTAGTGAAAGTATATCATAGAGAACCTTCTTAAAAGCTCTCACACCAATAGGAATATAAACCTTCCCGTCAAAATGATGCAAAAGACCGTTAAACAGACCAAGGGAACTCCTGTCGATAGCCTTGCAGAGCATACGTTTCACACGCCCGCGCCTATCCTCTCTCTTTTTCAAAGAGCGTAGTTCCTCAACCTCATGCCCGTTATCTTGCATCATAAGGTCCCATAACTCACGTTGTAAAATCTTTGTGTCATCCATATACAATCTTTTTTATTTTATATCCAATCTAATTGCGGCTTACCCTGGTACCCTTTACGCCATACAAACCATGCGTATGCCTGTGCACCTGCACCAAGGTTCTCTCTCGCATTCTCAAATTCCCCATTCTTCGCACACAGAATCCTGTCGATGAACTGGAAGATATAGAGGGGGGGGCAATTCTTAAATATCCTCTCGTAACGCCCTCTCGATTCTATTGCCGTAGTTTTCAGAAAGAAACACGCATAGCCACCTTCAGGAAGCCATTCCAATGCGTTCAGCACGAACTCTGAGAGAAATTTGAAAGGCGGGTTAGTCAACACGCACCTGTCATTCTCATGCGGATAAAACAAAGGATTCAAGAAATCCAGCACACCATCAAATTGAGAATAACCTCTATCTATAATATCGGTAGAATATACATCATGCCCTAAAGATTTTAAACGATCGGACAGATGACCTTTACCGCAGGCACATTCCCACACCTTGTGAGGAATGTCAAACTTAGAAGCAAGCCTGTCTATCGCTACAGGGTCGGTAGCATAAAAATCATTAGATTCTCTCTCCTGTTTGCTATGACTACTCGCGCCCAAAGTGGCAAACACGCTCTTTTTGTTCCCTGTCCAGTCTTTACTCATCCTTCTTGAATCTCTTGAAGTCATCATACTTCACATCAAACATATTCATCTCACTCGGCATGTTCAATATATATTCCAACAGCAGGTTCGTCTTGCTCGGATTCTCACCAGTACGGTCGTTTACAAGCTTGATGAAAGAATACCACCAGTCGCTGTCAGCACAAGCATCATCAGCATCGGGAATATCATAAATAGGAAGTGCTGACTTCTCAGCCCATTTCCTCGCGGCACTGATATGAGATAACATCTGACGGAAATTGTACTTGTCCGTCTGACCGAAGGCAACATCGAAACGCTTCAATTCGTTCTCGCAGTCCAACAGAAACGTATTGCAGACATCGGCAAGCACAAAGGCAAAGTTGTTGAGTACCATGCCTTTCTCCACTGCCTTATGGATAGCCTCACGACTCATGCTGCACTTCTTCATCATGTGAAAGCGGTCGATCATGTCATCTATCTCCGCGTCACGTTTCTTGTCTCTTTCTTCTTTTGTCATGATTTAACCCCGTGTCTGTTCTTGTAATTCTTTACTATTCTATACATGTAATCCGTCGCTTTGAAGTCTTTCGACTTCTCTATGCCAAGAGAACGAGCCTTAAGCCGTATCGTAGTGTCGGAAACACCCAGGGCTTCTGCAACATCCCCTGCCGGCTCAGTGGGAAAGTGTTTACGCAGGTACTCCAGCATATCATCAGTCCATACTATTTTCGTCATAACACCTTCATATATTTTACCGCGAAATCAATAGCCAGCCCCAAGTCTTTAGGGTTTGGCATCCTGTATATCGCAGGAACATTGTTATCCCGTCTGTATCTGTTGGCTTGCAAAAGCACCGCCATGTGGTGACGCTTCTCCTTTTCAGATACCCACTCGTCGGTGGTACACAAATCAGAGCAGTGCATACAACCACCAACAGGCTTGTCCTGGTGTGGGCACAGCCCCCAGCCCTCTGTCTCCTCAAACTGGAACCAACAGCAACTGCCACAGCATTTTTCTTCTTTACTCATCCCACTCATTCTTTATCCTTTCTACATCAATACACTTAGCATACTCATCTTTCCACATATCGTGCCTTGTAAGCAGCGATACAACATGACTAATAGCCTCTGTAAGAGAAGAACCGCTAACACACCCTTCATTACAAACCCATTCCGTGATATTGTCCTTTATAAGCTCATCCCTCATAGCACAATCGTATTTCATGATGATACGTTCATCGGAATCTTTTGCTTGCTTTAAGTAATCGTCAGCCGTACAACCTTGCCAATAATCTTCGTCCATCGCAGATAAAGCAATAAGACATCCGTCATTTTTCTCTATGACTACAACAAACTCGTCCTCTCTAATCCAATCACCGTAATCACCATCATAAGCCTTACCTATGACAATGTTCTTTTCTCTGTATATGTTTACATACCTTGCCATATCTCACAACCATGATACTTGTTTCCTATAACTTCACACTCACCCGACATACAGAAACCGCCATCTCCGCTTACTTCATGAAGGTAGAAGGCGCACACCTTATCGTAATAGGTGACAATAGCGACGGCGTTTTCTCCACTGCGAATCTTCACCACCACGGCATCACCCTCATACACCTCCTTCTGGTGAATATCGCGCTTGCCGGTAAACTGACCCACACTCTCAGGGTCAACCTCATAGCCACCGACCATCACACGAGGCTCCAAGCCTGTCTGCGTCACCTTCTGATTGTGGACCAAGTCACCATAGACCCATTTCTTACCTATGACATCCCAGCCCCTAAACTTTATCTCTCGCATAATCACCAGTTTTCTATGCCATACAATTCATCCAACACATCTTTTACTACTTGTATATGATGCTTTCCTACATTACGGCACTTGCCGTACTCGTAACTCCCAAGTTTCACTAACTGCCCGACAGTTTCAATACCCAAGAACGTGCAGGCATGAGAAAACCTTGCCGCATAACCTTGCTTTTGACCAAAAGAACTACTATCCCATTTGTCAAGTTCTGCACGCACTACACTAATCGGATCATTCTCCCAAGGCATAAGGCGTGATACAGGCGCAGCACCAACAGGACGCTTGAAAAACAACTTATCATCATAAACAGCAACAAGTTCCCAGCCCTCATTGCCTAAACTGCCAAAATCTACACCATGAAAGGTGCCCAGGGGAACAATTTTATACTCCCATTTCTGATAACTATCTTCCATGTTACAAATCTTTTATCATTTCTATTTCGTTTTCATCCCTTGAAAGTTCTTTGAACCCAAGCCTCTCGTACCATTCACGTAGCCAGGTGTTTTTGGCATCAACGTGCAAGCGTGCAAAGGTCATGTTTTGCGCTCGACATTCTGCTAAAGCCAATTGCATCATGTCATTACCAACACCTTTCTTTCGAGAACTTTCAACTACGGAAAGGCCACAAATATAACCAGTCCTGGGGAAATATTTCTCGTCAAACTTGACACACACTATTGCCGTGCCATCCTTTTTAACAATGTCAGTCGAAGAGCCCCACCACCACCTGTTTATGTGAACATAATATCTTTCATTCATTAATCAATCCTCCAACTACTTATTAAATAAACGCTCCCAAAAGCCACGACCACGCAAACGTGCCAAACGGGCTTCCGACTCAGCACAACGCTTACTCAACGAAGCATTTACATCACGAACCCTGTCAAGCTCTGCCTCCATAAACTTGTTGGAACTGGATAATGCTATATTCTCTGCCTCCAAGTCATTGATACGACTCTTCAACTCATTAACCTGCGTCACAGTAGGACGCACACGCTTCTTTTTCTCCATACTCCTTATCCGTTAATTTACACCACTTACCATCAGTACCCTCACACAGCCAGTCACCACGCCGGCACTCAACATAACAACCATGATCATCCCAGTCATACAAAAGGTAAACCAAATCACCATTACAGTCCTTGTGACAAGAGAATACACAGGGCAACTTCATGATGTCTGTAACATTACTACCAATCTGAATACTTTGACTATATTCCATAATACTTGCGTTTACTCATGCAAAGATACAAAAATCTTAGTAATCACAAAAATGTGTATTTTCAAGCAAAAAACCTATTTTATCATGCTAAATACACACAAAATACATCGAAAAAACACGCAAAATACATGCTTTTTTAAAACGCAAAGTGCATAAAATCAATATGATACGAAAAAATGATGAAAAAATGTAGATGAAACTCAGAGTCATTCTTACTTTTTCTAAATATAATTATAATAATTAAAGAAATATAATATATTAATACAAACTTTAACTACATTTCTACATCATTAATGCACAATATCCTCAAAAACAATCACTTAACTCAAAATTTTACATGAAAAAACTACATTTTTCCACAAAAATACACTACATAACCATACATAAACACCGCCCAAAAGAAAAAATAAAAAAAATTGGGAAAAATTTTGAGAAAAATTTTGAGAGGGAATGAATGCGCCTATATATATAATCATTTGGGGGGTGGGGTACATCTGGAAGGGTGCGCCCCGTTTCTGTGTGAAATTGGATTTTATAGGTATAAAATACATTTTAATCCCCCTTTTCATGGTCTTCCGTTATAATCTCCTGGAGGATACGCATTAATTTACATGTTCTGCACTTCCCGACGGATGGCAGGACAAAAAAACGCCTTTCATCCTCTTGTCTGGTGTCTTCCTTGTCGAATCCCTGCAACTTAGCAAGTGAAATAAACCCGCTTATACTATCCTTTCCGTGTACGATTTGCAATTCTTTCGTAAGTGCTTTTATTAGTCCTTGACGGGTTGTTAACTCTTCCCTTCTTTTCTTCTCTTCTTCTGTTTCGTTGTCTTCTTGTATTGCTTGCCTGACTTCTTGAAGGGTGTTTGCCTGGTTGATGGGCTGGCGGTTCTTTAGTTTGGATATAAGTATTTTTATACCTGGATTGTCAGCTATGAATTGCGCGGCCTCGTTGTCGGTGGTGCTGGTGGTTATGGTTCTTTGGTTTCCTCGCTGGTAGAGTGCGTGAAATGCTTCGGCGCGTGGGATGCCGGACGCGATCAGGTGACAGAATAATACATCGCGCTCGTTTATATTGTAATTCTTTGCCGTTGTTGTGATCTTGTTGTTGTACTGGAACATGATAAATAAAGTATTTAATTTGTGCAAAGATAGTGATTTTTTCGTTTACTTGCATAAAAATATATGTTTTTCGGCATAAATTAGTAAAAAAGTTGCTTTTTTATTTGGTAGTTTAAATTATTCTTTGTACCTTTGCATCATAGAAATAAAGCAATAAATAACAATTTAAATTTTTAAAGATTATGGAAAAAATAAAGATTATCGCCAAAGAAGTAACTAATAAACTTGGTTTAACTTCGCTTATTTATAAGGAAGGTCGCAAGGAGGTCGCTAACATCGCATACCCCGTTCCCGCTAAGTATCAAGATATTCCAGGAATTCTAAAGGGCTTCCGCGCAGGTGTAAGCCTCACAAGTGCAAACGGTTTTTGTTGGGACATTCACGACACGATCGACACACCCAAAAAGACTGTAGAAGAGTATCTGAATAAAGTATATTATAATAAAGAGGTGGCAATAATATACAAGTAAGCGACAAAAAGCCCCTGGCGGCTTTCACAAGTTACCAGGGGCAAAAGCAATAAATAACCTATTTAAAAGGTTATGAGATTGCAAAGGTAATAATTTTTAAGCAATAAATAACAATTTAAATTTAAAAGATTATGAAAAAGAATAATTTAAACATCAGCGAAAGAGCCAAAAATGGCCGTAACGGTGTGCAACTGGTTTACGTTCTGGACTGTATTAAAAACAGTTCGCGGGCATCAGACGAGGGCAAAGAATTTGCCAACGATGCCGAGGTATTAAAATACTTCTTCAATATTTTTAATGAAGAATTTAACTACCAGTACAATAAAAGACTGTTTCCAAATCTCGCGGAACGTATAGGCGAATGGTTGAGGGGTCTTCCGAGTTGCTGTAATATCGACTACACTAATTACAATATTTTGTTGCTTGGTATAAAGTGGGGCGTTTTGAATAGTACAGATGACAGGAAGGCAAACAAGTTTGTTGAAAACTTCTTCACCAAATGCGGGAACCGCATTTTACAGGCAGCGCAAAAAGTAGGTCTTAATCCTTATAAGTGGGCGGTATGATGGCCGGCCACACAAAAAGAGAATGAAAAGATATTATTAACAATTTAAATTCAAGAAATTATGAGATACCACGTAATTACATCGGAAAACTTTTCAAGTATTGAGAAGATTCGCGAAAATGCAAAGAACGATATTATTAGACGCTCACAGGTTGACAGTTTTGATAATTACACGCATGGGGAGTTTGCTATACTTGGCGACGCTGCAATAAAGATGTTTTGCGAGAAATACGGCTATAACATTACCGCAAGACGCGAGACCATAAAGACAGACGGAAAGACCACGGCAAAAATCATTCCGTTTATAACAGCCTCGTATTACTACGATGCAAGAGACGGGCGCGGTGGTATTACTGACGTGAATAATTATACTACTATAAACTACCTTATTAGTTTTGATGGCGTTTTGTTTACCGTTCCCGTCTTTTGCACGGGGAAAACTGTTGGTTTATACCTATTCAACGACGACACCGATTACAATACATACCTGCGGTATTATGGACGTGAAAACGAGAAGCCAAATAATATCGGAATCCTGACAGATAAGAAGCTAAAGGCGTGGGAAGATTGGTTACTTTTGCGTAAAAAAACAGCTGAGGACAACAAGGAGAGCGCAAATAATAACGTTGTGGCATTCCTGGCAAAAGTTCGCGCCCTTGATACTACAGGATGCAAGGAAGTGAGAATCGGCAACGATAGCGGCATAATCGTAAAAAACGGGCTCCTATATTCTTATAGTATTTCTCGCGGTGGTTATATTTCGGAAAAAATTGAAATAGCCTATACTAATAGTAATTTATCAACGCTCGAAAAGTTTGAAAAGATGGCAAAGGGGGAATTTTAAAATAACAGCGTTTCACGTCCTTTGCTTGATAACTACTGGCCGGACGAATAAAACGCCACAGGGGACGAAATAAACAGGTAAATAATAATTTTAAATTAATAAGGCTATGAGATACAAAGTGACTTTCAAATATAACGGTAAGCCTTACGGCTGCAAGTGTTCCAACGTTGGCGGGTGGCTGCGTGCTTTGGTTTTAATGGGTTCCGTTGGTAGTGTTTCGGGCGTTACGTTTACAAATCTTTAAAAGATGGCAGGCCGTTAAATATAAACCTTTGCACCTGGGGAGGAACCAGGACGGCCACAAAATTTTAATTATGTTTAGTTATGGAAAATATTAGTATCATTAAATCTAAATGGGCATCGGCTCAAAAAATCGCGGGTTCTCGTCGGTCGGTTATCCTCTCCGACGGTTCAACGCTCACGGGGTGTTATTATTTGGTGGATGCTGGAAGCGTTACACCTTCGCACGACGCTTTAAACGGTTTTCTACCTTCTGCGGGCTTTCCTGTTGATGTCAACGGTGGCAGCGTCAATGATAGAGACTACCAGCACGACACCGACGCACAACGGATCACGCGGGAGATTGCACGTAATTACGACGGGCGGGCTATACAGTCACCCGTAATTATTAGCCCTGACGGGGTGGTTTTATCTGGGAATGGTCGTACCATGGCGGGCGATATTGCAGCCCACGAGGGGACAGATACCCGATATATCGACTATCTGAAAAGCAATATTACAAGTTACGGGCTATCGGTGGGCGATGTTACAATTTTTAGCCATCCCCGTTTGGTGTTGGTACTGGATGAGTCGTTACCATATACGGCTACCACTTTCGCACGCTTCAACGCTCAGGAACAGAAGACGATGAGCAAAACGGAAACGGCTATAAAATACGGAAAGACGGTTAAAGATGACGTATTTAACTGCATATTATCTGTAATTAACGCTTTCGAGACGTTAGGCGATTTCTACGCATGTACGGAAGCGGCAACGGGTTGCATTAATGACCTTCTTAAAGCGGGCGTTATTGATGCCATGAGCTTCGCGCAAATGTTCGACGGTGATACCATCAGCACGACGGGCAAAGAAACTCTGGAAAATATATTAATCGGGAAAGCATTTGCAGCCGATCCCGACGCAGCCCGAAAGATAACCACTTTCAAAAGTTTGCGTAAATCGGTTGTATTTGGGCTTTCTGAGGTCGTGAATAACCTTTGCTTAGGTGATGATTACACAATTAAAAACGAACTCTCAGAGGCCATAAATTTAGCCTATATCGCACGGCAAAACGGATATAAAGCGGGTGAGCGCGTCAGCATGTACGCACGACAAAAAGACGCTTTCAGCGATCAGACCATTTGCGACTATAAAGATACTATCATTTTGACGTTGGCCGATGCCCTGAATGATTCACAGGTGACAATATTAAAAAAGATACTGTCTGTATATAATCACCAGGCACAAGACGCGGCAAGCGGTCAGATGGATATGTTTTGCGCAGCAGGTATCAAGACAAAAGCGGAGATATTAGACGAGGTTAAAACCATTTTCGCAAAAGGTACTACCAAAGAACAGAAAGAAGCGATTACAACGGCTATTAATGCCCGTATGAGCGATAATTTATTTATCACATCTGAGCAGCTTTCGCAAGTGGTCGCAGGTTCTTACGTGGAATACGTTTGCAAGTCGGGTGATACTATTGTTTGCAAGGTTGACGCGGTTAAAAATACCATCGCTTATTTATCGGGCAAAGGCGGTATCAAGTTTTGGCGTACAATCTCAGAACTGAAACCAACGGCAACGCATTTACTTTCGCTTCCTGAATGGCTCAAGACTGGAACAGTTATAACGGATGGCACGGTATCACAACGTATTGCAGCCGTCAGTGATACGATGGTAGTATTTGAATGGCTCAACGGTGGCTATTTTGATGTCCAGATAACAGATATTTTGCAGCGTTGGCAGGTGGCCGCGTCTGACGTTTGCGAGATAATAGAAGCGGCTTAAATATAGGAGGTTTTATTATGGCAGGTATTATATTTTGGTGCATTTTACTAATTATTATCGCGGTTAGTTTGTTGCCGTGGTGGTTCATTCCTTTGTGCATTGTTTACTATTTCGCGGTATATGGTATCGACTGGCATAAAATGGCGATGGACGCTAAAAGGAAATCGAGAAAAAGAGTATTAACCAAATAAATAACAGATATGGAAACTATGAATAGTATTTTGCAATCCCCATACGTGGCATCTGAGCGCGTTAAATCGCTCAGGCAGGAACTTGTATCAGCTTACGAGAGTTTCGACGCTGAGGCAGTTGGAAACGCAGCCGTTTCTATTCAGAGCTATATCGACAATGGCGGAGATATTGATTATCATATAGCCGACGAAACAGAAGACTATCAAGGAACCGATCCCGACAAGCTGGCTGACAGGTATATATTACGTTTGCTTCACGACAGGCATTTGGACACTGACGATGACCAGACGTATATCGCAACAGGGCTGACGGTGGAAATGCGCAAACTTTTCCATTATCACGACCTCAGGGCAAAATACCAAGACAGGCTATTTTTATTTCGCAGAGGCGATTTTTACGAAGCCTACGAAGAAGATGCAAAGGTATGCGAAAAGGAATTAGGCGTTACCATTAGAAACTATAGTGGCTATATGCTGGCAGCATTTCCTCACTACGCATTAGATACGTATTTGCCTAAATTGATACGCAGCGGCCATCGTGTCGCTATCACTGACCAACTGGAGGCACCTTCGCAAATCAAGAAATTAGTACATCGTGACTATTCGCAACAGGCAGCACCAAAGAAACGCAACGAGCCGGTACAATTAGAATTACAATTCACTTAATAATATTTTTGATTATGGAACAGAAGAAAGACGGAAGAGGCAGACCACGCAGGCAGTACCCGACTGTGCAAATAGGTTGTCGTATCGAGCAGGTGATTTATGACGAGATCAAGCGAAGATACCCAGGTATTAACATGACACAATTTATTAACAATGTATTAAGAAAGGAATTAGGACTATGAATGAAGAATTTGTTAAAGACGTGCTCCAGCAGTACGTAGAAAGTTTGGAACAGCGTTACAACGCCATGAAAAGTGAGTTGCAACTGGAGTTCAACCAGAAGAAGTATGAGAACATGGGGCAGGTGGCTAAAACCATTTCGCAAGTGACGGCTACCATCCGCCAACTGGACAGACAGGCTGTTATTGCCTGAAACGAAAAACCCTGCCGATCTTCTCAGATTGGCGGGGATAACAATAAAAACATCGTGAAATATGGAAACGCTAAAAAATGCTTTTATCGGGAAATATCCCAAGAATGGTATCTTGGTAGAGAAATGGCTTTTGGCAACAGGCACACCGTTTGAATGGAACAGCCTCAGCAAAGCCAATATGAATCGTTTTGCCGATTGGCTATGTACTAACGTCGCCCAGTCGTCAGCACGTCAGTATTGTGCCAAACTTAAAGCAGTTATCGAAACATACTCCGACGAGGTGAAAATGCCTAAAGACTGGAGAAAGGCACTTACCATCAAGGATGATGAATCGCAAAACGTCTATCTGACGGAAACGGAGATACAGCGTATCATTGATTATAAGCCGGACAGCATGACGGAGGCTATTGTGCAGCAACAGTTCGTTTTGGGATGTCTGACTGGTGCCAGGCATAGTGATTATTCCCGATTTACAGAAGCAAATATCAATTCCATTGGGAATCTTGTATATGTTTCGCAGAAGACGCATACCAAGGCTGAGCTACCACTTTCGCCAGTAGCCCGTGAAATCCTTTTCGCAACAGGGCGCACCTTTGCAGGAGCTTACAAGAAAGAAGTTTGTGACACTACCTTTAACGCCACTATTCGCCATATATGTAACATGTGCGATATTAACGAAGAGGTTACATTATATCGCAGAGGTTCCTTTACCAAGATGAAGAAATACGAGGCTGTCAGCAGCCACACTTCGCGAAGGAGCTTTTGCACTAATCTCTATCTCCGATGCAGGGATTTATTGTTGGTTTCGCGATTGGCAGGCCATTCCTCTACATCCATGACGGAAAGATACGTTGTATGTGGAATGGAATCCATGACAGAACTTGCAATGCAGTATTTTTCAACATTTAAATAAAAACGATATGGCAGCAGACAATATTACAGCAACGCTGGAGAATCTTATCACATCCTTTGCAAATCGCAAAGGTAAGCAGCGTATTGAGATTTTAGAGAACCTACTTGATTATATTATCAGTTTCCTCGATCCGACAGGAACGCCGGTAGAAGGATGGAAATACAAAGGTGATGACAATAGGGCGTTCTATGAAATGTTCCAGGAATATTTAAGCCTCATGAAAAAAGGCACAACAATCCATGAATGGTATGATGCCTGGGGAGATATGTTTATGTCGCTCATTACCAAAGGTGGTGCCAAAGGACAATTTTTCACACCTCCTTCGCTTTGTGACCTTATCGCAGAAACGACAATAGGCGAGAATGATGACTTTTCGCATAAGGGCATTACTACAACGTTCGGGCATCGTATCTGTATATCAGACCCAGCTGCAGGAAGTTCACGTAATCTGTTGGCAGCACACACAAGGCTCCTTCATCTGAAACAGAAAAAGCCGTATCTGGTAGCTGAAGACTTGGATTTGTTATGTTGCAAGATGTCTGCAGTCAATATGGCCGTTCACGGATGCTATGGTGAAGTGATTTGCCATGATTCTATATCAGAACCTGACAAGGTGAAATTCGGCTGGAAAATCAACGAAGCCATGTTCCCATTACCTTCAGGGATTCCGTCAATCCGCAGATGTGATGATGCAAGATGCTTTTTGGCAACAAGGATGTGGCAAGAAAGGAAGTCTGAGCCAGTTCCGCAGCCCAAGCCAAAGGAGCCAGTTCAGCTGAGCATTTTTTAATTTTCGCAATAGGGCGTGAGGATATTAATCCCCACGCTTTTTCTTATCAGTAAAAGCAGATATTATTGTTTCGTCGAACATTTTACTATACACCTTCTCAGTTATCGCAGTATTACTATGACCAAGAACCCTTGCTATTATCGCAACAGGTACACCCTGATTCAGCCACACAGACGCAGCGGTATGTCGGGCATAATGGCTTGATATTTCCTTGTCAACACCTGCAGCATCCGCCACCAGCTTCAATTTGATATTATATTTCTGATTGGGTATATGCGGAATATAGCCACCAAGACGATTCAGAACCTCTTTAGCCTCATCAGTGACAATCGTCGTGAATGCGGTACCAGTCTTATGTCTGACACCATGGTATATGCCTATTTCGCCACAGGGCGTTACCTTGTCTGCATCAAAATCCATCAAATCCACGTAACTTAATCCGGTCAAACATTGGAACACGAAAACGTCTCTTGCAACCGACAGCGAGGATGTAGGCATTTCGGCACTCTTTATTCTCTCCAGCTCGTCAGAGGTAAGGAATTTGTCTATCCGTGGATCACCTTTATTCACTTTTATACGTTTGCTCACATAGACGTTTTCTTTCAGGAACCCATCCACCACCGCATCAGCAATAAAAGCCTTCATATTCTTATGATATGCACCGATAGTTGATTCTGAATAGTGCATAACAACCTCTTTTCCGTACCTGTCTTTCTCTTTCCAGGAATAACCATGAAGCCACTCATCCCAGTCCCTTATGCCTTTTTCGGTCACGTCAGAGAAAAATTTGATTTTCCCATATTCAGACAGTCGGTTGAAGAACGAAACATATTGCCTATGCGTCAGCTCCCCGACCTTCTTTGCATCCATGCGCTTATATATGTAATCAATAAACGTCATATCCACGCTTTTCTGTTTCAGAAGGGCAGGGATGGAGTCAATATCTATCCGGTCATTCTCCACCATGTCAGCGACTATATGCGAGCATCTTTTGTATATTGACGCTAACATAACATTATCCTCGCCAGATGTTTCATAACCGGAAACATAAGGATTACCACCTTTCCATTGATGCGGATATACCATTATACCGGTTGACATGAACTTTTGCTTTTTCCCGAGCGTGATACGCAGCTCGATACTCCCTTTGTGCTTTTTGTCCGCCGACTTTCTTCTGTCGAACACGAACGTAATTTTCGGTACCAACATAATCTGTATTACCTTGAAGTAAAATGTGTATTACTATGTGTATTACTTGTATCTCCACAATGCCACATATTTGTTCATAATGCAACAATGCTTCCGTGAGAGTACTATTCCCGTCAATCCCTTTATTTACTAATGTTTCAGGCTTAATGTGCTGAATATTAGGGGAATAAAAATAGGGCTTAGAAGCCCTATCAGTAGTCGATAGGGGAATAGACGTTTGTTCTGATAATCAGACAGTTATATATGATTTCAGACAATTCGTATTACTTATGTATCAATTTTGTTTATTATCTTCTTCAAGTCCCTAACCTGTTTTCGGAGGTTTTCGTAGGCTTCCTTATATCCCTCGTCTGGTGCCATTTCTATCATTGATCCCTTCCCAGTTATTGCCCATGTGACGTTAAGCATAGGAAAGGCATCATGTATCTTTGCTATCTGATCACAACCGATACTTGATTTTGTCATAAACTGAGTATTGTAGAGATAGTTATAGGACAGATTGCACCTTTTCTCAAACTCGTTCCTGGACTTAACCATTTTGCCAGCCTTCGCCCAATCGACAAAACGAAGCAAGCGGTCAATTACTCTTTCTTCTTCAGGAAATTCAGATTTCTTCATACACTAAACCTTAATAATCCAACTTGTTTGTAGAATCCGTATATAGAACTTTTGGGAACAAGAAAATCCGGATATTCTTCACTGTTATACGATACGCACCTTATACTATCGCCTTCATCATAGATTCTCTTAAAGATAGCTCCATCTTCTGTATCTAATACATATTCTTTTCCCCATTCTATAATATTTGCCTTACGTAAGGCGATTTCGTCACCTCCTTCATATTTAGGCTCCATGGAGTTGCCCCTGATTATCATCGTGAAGTCATAAGAGGGAAAAACACGAATTATAGGCATCTCCTCACATTGATACCGCATAACACCTTCAACGTATTCTGACAGATGACCAGCAGCAGCGGTAACAGGAAGGCGTGGCTTGGTTCTCTCCTTTTCCTCCTCATGCAAAGGAATAAATAATGCCTTATCCACTTCGTACACTTCAGCTATGCGTTCAGCAAGAGAAGTTGGATTCCGCTTACCGCTTAACATCTCACTGACTGCCGATTTAGCCATACCCAGTTGCTCGGCTAAATCTGCTTGTGTCACGTTTCTGTTTTTGAGAAAGTCTTTAATACGTTCTCCAATTAATTTTCTACTCATTCTGCAAAAATTTCTAAATATTCATACCAAATTCACAAAAGTATGTTAATAATTCACACACAAGATGTGAACATAACAGAATTATTCCTATATTTGCAGCGTAAAAACAAACAAAACAAGGAACAGCCACGGATTTTACTCGTAGCGCACATAATTACCACTTGCAAATATAAGTGATTTTCGTGGATGCTCCAAGTTTTGATACTAAAATATAAGTATATTTAACAAAAACAAAGTATGGAGGCGAAAAGTATTACAGTACAAGACTTAAGGAACCTTGCGGAAAACAAACTTTCCGTACAGATGCCCAACTTTGCGGCAGTCATATCCACACGTAACCTGGTATCGTATGTCCGAAAAGCTTATCCACTGCCGAAAGGCTTGAATTACGAAACAAGCACCGCGGAGATGCAGAATGGTGGCTATGAGATTACCATAAGTATCACAGGTGAGAGAAAATCCTAAAATGCAAGTATTATGGCAGACATTAAAGTAACCGACCAAGCAGCCAAATGTATTGACATGCTTATTGAGACAGCTCAGGAAGAAAAAGCCCACATCGCCGATGCCCTTACAACAGCTGTAGAGAATATGCAGGGACATATTGATCAAGATGAGTACCTGAACATCTGTTCTGTCCTTGGAAGGTATAACAGACTAATAACCGTATTGTCATGACCGATTACGAGATTAAAAGGATTGCGCGTGAAGTAGTGGAACTGCTGCTCGATGATGACAGATTTACTTCCTCTATTGGAAAGACATGCCGAAATGAAGGTATGGTTAATTCCAGGAAGGCTGCTGAGATTCTTGGTTTGAGCCAGTACACATTACGTTCAATCGCTCCTTATATCGGTGGCATTAAAAAAGGTTCAGACAGGAGGCAGCATTGGTGCTTCGATGCTAAAACTCTGCTCAGTAATTATAAAAAATACATAGGTGCCTTATGAACAGTTCTGAGTTTTGGAAATCGTTTGCCATTACAATGGTGGGAATGATAATGCTCTACATAATTGTAGTAGTATTCCATTGATATAACAAGGTTCGCTAATCTGTCTTAAGCGAATATCCAACTATCTTAGCCGTGGTTAGGCACACGGAATGACCTTGTAAATAGTTCTTTGACTTATTGGCACATGACGAACATAGAAAAGGCTATGTATGGAGAGCCGATGCCAGCAAACATCAATAGTGATTAAGGCTGGAAAAAGCACGGAACACTCTCCTATATTCGCATAAGGTAAAACGCGAGCACGTAACCCAAGCCGTGCGGAAGAGTTGAGGGTATTATGTATAACATTCTGATTTTATCTATTCATACCTGCCTCTTGTGAAAGCCGCAGGTTTTTCAAAGCCCCTGAAAGGACAGGGAAAGGGTTTGAATCACTGACATACGCACGAAAGAATGTACTTTTATACTTTTTTTTACACATAATTCTTGTTTTACTCACTGGTTCGTGAGAATAGGTGAGTTTGCTAAAGAAAGTTCTGTAGATGAATGATAACCACGGCAGCGGACAAGCCTCATAAACCGATGGCTCGCAGGGGAACAGCACCTGCAATATTGGGGGTGAAAGCCTGTAAGGAAGTGCTTTGATTATAAAGCTTCTACCCCTCTTCCAGGAGCAACAGGCAGGGATCGAGAGAAATAAACACATTACGATTCTGACCATGAGCGCGGGTTCGAGTCCCGCCACCTCCACTATATGAAGCGTCATAGAAACAGCGGGTGAGCAATCACCCATGAGTGAACAGTTAATTTATTGAACAATTCTATTTGCGCCCTAAAAGGAAGGGCGGAGTGGGGCGAGAATCCCCACAGTGATGCGTTGTTTCCAACAAACAACAATTCATGGGGCAAGGACTTTATCGGAAGGATGCTCACAGGTAGAAGGATATTCTGATAATAGCTGCGCTGTTGTTTTTCTTACGAAGATCACACTAAGCGGTTACGCTTAAGCCGATGACTGAAGCTAAAAAGACTGCTGTTATCACTCATTAGCAGCAGTTTTAAACGAAACATTCTTTTTTGATATAAGCATAAGTAACAAGGTAAGGTTTAGTTTTATTTGATTTAAGTTTCCCTTTCTTGCCCGTGAGGGTAGGAAAGGTTTTAAAAAGAGAGATATATGAGCTACAAAGAACAAATGAAAGAGTGGCTTCGCAAGCACCCTATAGCCACTCCGGAAGAAATATGGGAGGGTGGCTATTTAACAGCCACCGATAACTGGTGCAAGAAGAAACGATAAACTATAATTTTATATGAAAGCGAAAATCGAAGTGAAGCCCGTAGCTTGGTCGGGTGAGAAAATAACCAAGTATGAAGCATTTGCCCGATATTTCAGCGGGAAGTGCATCACGTCTGGACCACAGACAACTGAACATAAGGCAATGTTGGCACTGAACGATGAACTGGCTTCGTGGCAGAAGGCTATTGCCGACATGAGAGAAGCATTCAAGAAAACCTTTAAGACTGAATGACCTATGGAAGATTTTGACTTCATCAACGAATGGGACGAATACGACGATCCCGATGAGTTTGACGAGGAGGATGACTGGCTTGACCCAGCCTTCACGTCAGAGAGACAAGTAAATGGCATGTTCTTTAACAACTATCTATGATTAAATTATGGCAAAAGACAATCTACAATTCTACAACAATCTTCGTACTGTACCATCAGAGGCGAAGAAAGAGATAGGGGCTGGGCGACTGAAAGGAATGTCGGACATCAACCCTGTATGGAGAATTAAGGTGATGACAGAAACTTTCGGTGTCTGTGGCATCGGATGGAAGTATGAGATTACCAAACAATGGCAGGAACAGTATGGGCAGGAAGTTAAAGCATTCACTAACGTTAATCTCTATGTCAAGGTTGACGACAAATGGAGTGACCCGATTCCTGGCACTGGCGGTGCAACGCTTGTCGAACTTAACAGCAAAGGTCAGTATGTCAACGATGAGGGATTCAAGATGTCGCTGACTGATGCGCTGTCTGTAGCTATGAAGGCTCTCGGTGTTGCCGCTGATGTTTACTTCGATAAGGATGCTACCAAGTATGTCATGCAGCAGTCTGCACCGGCACAACCTCAGCAGGCTCCCCTGCCTCAGATAACAGATGCAGGAACAGCTAAGATTGCCATCGACCAGTGCAATAGCGAGAACGACTTGCTTAGAGTATATAACATGTGTGACCCGTCCCTGCGTGACAAGATTAAGCAGGAGTTCACTGCAAGACGGGTAGCCTTACAGAAAGGAGGTGCCAAATGACATTCCCAGAATTATACAAGTCTCCAGTGGTGTTCAATGCAGAACACCACACTTATCACCTTGGCGACAAAGAACTGAAAGGCGTGACATCGACGCTTGTTCACAGGGCATTCCCGAAGACCTACGAGGGTATATCTCCAGAAGTCCTTGCCAATGCAGCGGCACGAGGAACGATGGTACACCAAGCCATTCAAGCCTACGAGGATGACTTTGTGTTGGACGGTTCACTTGAACTGCAATCGTATGTAGCAATCAAGGAAACGTATGGTCTCACGCACCTTGCATCCGAGTATCTGGTATCTGACGAGACGCACTACGCTTCATCTGTTGACCATGTGTTTCTTGACAGCAAAGGAAACATTATCCTTACGGATATAAAAACCACCTACGAGCCTCACTACGAGAACGTGGCACTACAGCTGTCTATCTACAAGCGTTTCTTTGAAATGCAGAATCCAAACCTCAAAGTTAGTGCTGTCGCGCTGATATGGCTACGAGGTGAGAAGTCTGAGTACAAGGTGCTGCCAGTATGGGCTGACGAGGCTCTTGACCTGCTTATCGAAGCAGACTGCAAGGACGAGGAGTTTGACATTGCCAAGACCTATGGCGACCTGCCTCAGAAAGTGTACGATGTGCAGCAGTATCTCGCCATGCTCGAAGCCGATGTGAAGAAGAAGACAGAGGAACTGAAAACCATCAAGGATGGGCTATGTAAGCTAATGCTTGATAAAGGTATCAAACGTTTCACGACACCTGTCATGCAGCTCACCACCGTTACACCCGCACCCAAGCAGACTTTCGATTCCAAGAAGTTCAAGGATGACTATCCAGAACTATATAGTCAATACCTCAAGACAAGCGAAGTAAAACCCTCAATCAGAATCACATTTAAATAACCAAATATTTTTACATTATGGCAAATAAAATAACAGGTAAGGTAATCGCTTTCTCCGATGTTGAGACGATACAGAGTACAGATTCAAGTAAGCAGCCGATGACCAAGCGCAAGCTCTTCATGGACTGCACACGCTTCGACCCATACACAGGAGAGCCTGGTTATAAGAACACTCCACTTTTGGAGTTTGGAGGCAAGGCACTGGAGAAACTTGAAGCACTCATTCAGCAAGGCTTGAAGAAAGATGATGTAGTCACGGTGTCTTTCGACATCCAAGGCTCCGAGTACACCAACAAGACCACTGGCAAGAAGGGCGTGTTCACCAGTGTGCGTCCTTATGACATTGAGCTGTTCAAACGTCCTGAGACGCAACAGCCTGCACCTCAGACACAGCAAGCAGCAGCACCTACACCGCCGCCTGCCAATGCTACAACACAGACAGGTACAGATAGTTTGCCATTCTGATGTATGGCTAAGGTCAAGACTATCACACTGACGAAGAACGGTGAGCAGGTTTCCTTCGACAAGGAGCCTGCCGCCATTTTCCAGTCTCTTGCCAACGGGCGTTACACTGTCACTATCACTAAGGCGAAAGAGCCGCGTAGCATCGAGCAGAACGCTCTCATGTGGCTGTGGTTTACATGTATTGAACAAGAGACAGGAACGCCCAAGCAGGACGTTCACGACTACTACTGCAAGCGGTTCCTCCGAAAGACTATCCACTGGCACGATCATGACGAGGTGATAGTGGAGGGAACGAGCAGGCTTAGTAAAGACCGCATGACTGACTTTCTCAACCAAGTGCAGGCTGATGCCGCAACCGATTTCGGTATCACGCTACCTCAGCCAGAGGACAGGTACTTTGAAGAGTTCTATCAAACCTACAGATGATATGTTCTTCTACTGCCTTGGTATAAGATTTAACGAAGTATTCCAGGAGCGAACATGCGAGTATCGCGAACACTGCCCCTATTACACCAACACCAATTTGGGTGTTGCACTCTCTCGACCTGATGAATATCAGGAACTACCGACATACAATTCTCAACCTTGTAAATATTTTGACAAAGAATGGATGAAAACAACATCAAAGACCTCGGATTCGCAAACGGATGGCCTGCTGACTCTCTTGAACAGAGGTTAGTTGATATGACACGTAAGGCAGGCTACTCTTTCAAAGAAGAGTTTATCCCTCCACATACCTACGTTTACACCTGCAAGGAGGCACGGCTGAGGTATAGGACTAATTGTTCATGACACCAATGGGAAGAAGTAAGAGTATTAAGATTAGTTATGACATCTTCGATTCTCCACTATGGGAAGAGAAAAGGGTGTATAGCAGGTTCGAGGCATATATCGACATGCTTGTGTTCGGAAGACGCAATCTGTCGTTCCGTTCCCTTGCTGACAGGTGGGGATGGTCACTCGGTAAGACACAAAGATTTCTTAGATTCCTGATGGGTGTAAAAACGTTAAGCGATACACTTACCGATACACTTAGCGATACACCTAAACCCTTATGTACAGAGGGGTTTCAAGAGGTTGGCGATACACCTACCGATACACTTAGCGATACAGCAAGAAAAGAAACGCCCCCTGTCCCCCTTAATAAAGAAACCACCCCCCCACCCCCTATAGAAATTAATCCCCCTATATCCCCCAAAGAAAAGAACGGGACCCCCTCTTACACTCCCCCCTACGACTTTGAGGAATGGTGGGACCTCTACGACAAAAAGGTTGAACGTGCAAAATGTGAAGCCAAATGGAAAAAACTCAGCACGGCAGAAAAGCGTGCTTGCATCGCTGCAACGCCGGTATATGTTGCTTCCACACCCGATAAACAATACAGGAAGAACCCTCAGACATATCTTAACAACAAATCGTGGAATGATGAAATTATAAACTATGGAACTGATAACAGCAAAGAACAACAACGACGACAACGCCTCATTGAAGCGGCAGACCTCTTCGCCGAATACGCTGGAGCAGGTAAATAACATCTTGGCACATTACCCAACTTATAGCAGCTTCTGTGACAAGTTCAGTCCGCTTAACCAGGCGAAAGGCGCACTACATCCAACACAATGTGTGTCCTGTCAATCACCAACACTCACTTACATCAATCTTACGTATGGTGACGGCAGGGCAATAGCATGGCTCATACTGCACCTTACATTCGTACAGGACTGCATCAATATGCCAAACAAGATGTCGAGGTTTGAACTTGAAACATGTGCACAGAATATCTACGACTGCTATCATCACCTGAAGACAACCGAACTGATGTTATTCTTTGCCAGACTCATAGGTGGCAGATATCCAGTTGAATGGCATGGGTATATCACTCCCACCAAGATTATGTCAGCCCTTCGTGATTATTTTATGCCGTGGCGCAACGATCTGCTTTGGAAGATTGAGAAACAGGAACAAGAGAAAAAACAGCAGGAATCTGATTCAAATCCTACTGTCACATGGCAGGAATATTGCAGAATGAAGGGAATTAACAAAGAGAATCCGATAGACAAAATAAAATAATAACATTTATGACAGAAAAGAAACAATGGAAGCGACCGCAGGACGTGGTGACCTTCCGCACAAGTGACCCAAAGGAAATGCTGGGCAAGTATATGCCGAAGCATGCAGTAAAAACATGGACTGAGGACTTCTGCGACGATGACACGGGCGAGATAGTCAGTATTGAGCGTAGTCAGATAGTGGTGGAGCGCGGCTACATCTCGCAGGAGAAACTTCAGCAGATTCAGTTCGCCATACAAGCGGGCGACATTCAGGACGTGGAGGTGAGCGAGGACGACGTGCAAGACATGGCACTATACACGCCAAACTATCAGTCGAACTTCATGGTAGAGATTCCAATCTACGACATGGGCAAGATTACTAAGAACCATTTCGCCGTGCGTGCCCAGACCATCACGCAGGCTATCCAGATAGCCGCTGAGTTCGGGCAGATGTACCGAGGCTTCAATGGTTTCATCCGTGCAACGCGAGTGGTGACGATTGACGCGAACATCGTGCCCGACGACCACGCTTGCATACCCGAAGTTGACCGCAAGCCAGCCGACGAGCGCAAGGACTACTTCAAGGTGCAAGTGCGCACGGAGTGGCTGGAAGATGATAAACTGAAGAAGTCGAAC